AGTGCAGCTATTATTCCTGAAGTTCAGGAACAAGCTTTTACATGGCTTCGTAACAACGGTCTAGGCGATATCATTAAAAACGATATCACTGTTACCTTTGGTCGTGGCGAAGATAACAAGGCAGCACAATATGCTGTCCTTGCGCGAGGTCAAGGGTTTGAACCAGTCCAGAAAGTTGGTGTTCATTCCCAGACACTCAAGGCAGTGGTCAGAGAGCGTATCGAATCTGGACAGGATATGCCCTCTGATCTATTTAAAACGTTTGCAGGTAACCAGACAAAAATAACTAGGAGATAATAGAAAATGGAAACGCGAAACGAGAAACAAGTAGCAATAAAAAAAGCAGCCCCATTGCCTTCATCAATATTGTTTGAAAGCGATGCACATGCTGGTTTTGAGAACGTAAAGAACACTAGTGTTGCTTTACCAATCTTAAAACTATTACAGAATGGATCAGCAGAAGGACAAAAGCGAAATCAAGCTTATGTAGAAGGTGCTGAACCAGGAATGTTACTAAATACAGTAACAAAGAAGGTTTATGACGGTTCAAAAGGAATAGAAGTTATTCCATGTCATTATAAACTTGAGTATCAAGAATGGTCAGATTTTGGAACAGGATCAGGAAGACCTGAACAAATCTATCCAGATACTTCTGATATACTAACTAAAACTACAAAAGATCAAATGGGTAAGGATAGATTGCCAAATGGTAATTACATTCTTACAGTTGGTCAACATTTTGTTTTAATAGTAGACAGCAATGGTTCCACTGAAACTGCTTTAATATCTATGAGTTCTTCTCAAGGTAAAGTTAGCAGAAAATGGAATGCAATGATGATGTCAATAACTATGGACGGAAAAAATGGTCCATATACACCACCATCATTTAGTCACGTATACAAATTAAATACCGTTTTAAATTCCGGTAAAGGAAATCAATGGTATGGATACAACATTGTAAAAGTTGGTCCTGTAAGTGATGCAGCTATCTATGAAAGAGCAAAACAGTTCTATCAAAGTTTAGCAAATAATAAGTAAATATTAAATGGGGTGATAGAAATATCACCCCAATACATTGAGAGTGGATATGTTAGAAAGATTTAAACAGATATTTGCTGGTCTTGAAACAGCATATGGCCAAACTAAAATGAAAGATGAGCTTTCTGAAGGTGGAAAGCATGAAGCAAAATCTTTTACTAAAAAAGAACCAGTAACAGATTTACTTTGGAAAAAACATTTGGATGGTGAAGAACCAGCATTAGGAATAGTTCCAATAAGAGAAGATAATAAGTGTAAATGGGGATGTATTGATATTGATACATATCCATTTGACCATAAAGGATTTATTAAAAAAATTAGAGATAAAAATATACCAATGATTTTATTTAGATCAAAATCAGGTGGTGCTCATGTATTTTTATTTACAAAAGAATTTGTTGCGGCAAGTTTAATGAGAGAAAGATTAAAAAAAATTGCTGGAGTTTTAGGATATGCAAAAGCAGAAATTTTTCCAAAACAAGATTACATTAGAATTGATAGAGGAGATACCGGCAGTTTTTTAAATGTTCCTTATCATGGAAATGGTAAATCAATTCGTTATGCATTTGATGATAGTGGTGAGCCATTAAAATTAGAAGATTTTTTTACATTGTATGACAAGTATTCTTTAACTGAGAAAGAATTATTTAATTTAAAAATTATAAATGGTGAAGAGACAGATGATTTTTTAAAAGGAGCTCCTCCTTGTTTACAAACAATATTAAAAGATGGAATGGCAGAGGGTGGAAGAAATGACATGATGTACAACGTTGGTGTCTATTTAAAGAAAAGATTTCCTAACGAGTGGCAAACAAAAATGTATGTGTATAATGAAAAATACATGAAACCACCTCTTGTTCATACAGAAATAACAAAATCAATAGAATCAGTAGGTAAAAAAGAATATCGTTATAAATGTAAATTAGAACCAATCGTTAGCTTTTGCGATGCTAAAATATGCTCTAAAAGAGAATTCGGTGTAGGAGATGATGTTCCTCCTCCAGAAATAGAAGGGATTAGTAAATATACTTCAGACCCTCCAATATATTTTGTTAATATTGATGGTAATAGTGTTGAAGTAGATGATCTCACACTTCATGATCCAGAAAAATTTTCTGTGGCATGTATGAATCAAATTAGTAAGCCTTTATCTCCAGTTGGTAAAATTATATGGAGAAAAATGTTAATTAAATATTTTGATAAATTACAAATATTAGAAGCTCCTGAATCATCTAAAGTAGATGTACAAATAAAAGATTTACTTGCTGATTTTATTAATAAAGCTCCAGGTAAAAAAATAGATGATTTAAAAAGAGGACTTCCATTTACTGAAGATGGAATAACTAAATTTAGATTTCCGGATTTTTGGAAATACTTACAACGATCTAAGTCTTGGGAGTGGAAGAAACCTAGAACAATAATATTGTTAAAAACTTTATTTGATGCAGAAGAAGACACAATAAAAATAGATAAAAAATCTTTTAGAACAATGAAGATGCCAACAATTAAATTAGAAAAACCAAATATAAGAACAACTAAGATGAAAGAACCTGCATTTAAATGAAAAGAATAATAATACCAGGACCTCCAGGAACAGGTAAAACACATCATTTAATAAATAACTATTTAAAAAAAGAAGTAGAAGAGTACAAAACTTCTACAAATAAAATTGCATACATAACATTTAGTAATGCAGCAGACATGGAGGCAAAGAAAAGAATTGGAAACACATTTACAAGATACAATGTTGCAAAAGATTTTCCATATGTATCCACTATGCATAAACTAGGAACAAGACAATTAAATATAGATACTAATATACAGTTATTAAAAGATGAAAAATGGAATGCATTTAAAAATTTCTCTCAAATATGCAGAGATATGTCATTTGAATCTTATGTAAATGATTCTGGAATGTCACAATATAAAAATGATCACATGAAGATTATTGAATATTCAAGAGCTAAAAAAATATCTATTACAGATGCTGCAATAGAATTGGATAAACATCACGCAGTAGACATATGGTTAACAGAACAGATTGATGCCGATTTAAAATCATATAAAGAACAAACAGGGATGATTGAATTCTCTGATATGATTAAACAGTTTATTGAGAAAGATAAGTGTCCTCCACTCAACGCTGTCTTTCTTGATGAAGCACAGGATCTGAATCCTCTGCAATGGGATATGTTCAATTACATTGAATCAAAATGTGAGAGATCATACGTTGCAGGGGATGACGATCAAACAATCTATACATTCCAAGGTGCTGATGAAAATATATTCATAAATTTAAAAGGAGAAATGGATCCAAGAATAGAATCAAGAAGGGTTCCAAGAGCAGTGCATAAAGTTGCTTTAAGTATATTAGATAATATTGAAAACAGAATGATTAAAGCGTGGCTTCCAAGAGATGCAGAAGGAGCAGTGTATTGGAATCAGTCTATTGAAAATTTAGATTTAAGTTCTGGAAACTGGATGATTATAGCTAGAACTAATAAAATGTTATATCCAATTAAAGATTATCTAACTTCTTTAAACTTAAGATTTGATAGTAAAATCAATGACTTATTGCCAGTTTCATTATTAGAAGCATATAGAACATGGGTAAGATTAAATGAGGGAGCAACTGTTGGAGCTGAAGAAGCTAAAAAAATTTATAAATATTTAACTGTAAAGGATGACTTGGTTAAGCATGGATATGCAACTGGAAAATCTTTAGATGCTGTGGACTATGTTGATATAGATGATTTGATGATGGAGCATGGGCTATTAGTAACAGGTAGCTGGGAACAATTAAGAATAGATGACGAAAGTAAATCTTACATGAAGGCATTAATAGATAATGGAGATGATCTATTAAAAAATTCAAGAATTAAAGTATCTACAATACATGGTGTGAAAGGCGAAGAGTGTGACAATGTCGTATTATTTACTGATCTTGAAAAGATCATATATGATTCAGCATTAAAAAATTCTGATCCTGAACATAGATTGTTTTTTGTAGGTGTAACCAGAACAAAGGAGAACTTATACATTATGAGACCAACAGAAGAATATAACTACAACATAGGAGATCCAATACTATGAGCAACAATACTTTTTTTAAACAGGTAGGTGGAAAACATTATAGAAAAATGGCAATCCAACCTTCAGTGTTTATAAACAAAAACAAATTACTTTTTGCAGAAGGTAATGCAATTAAATACATATGCAGACACAATTTAAAAGGTAAGAAGGAAGATATATTGAAGGCAATACATTATTTGGAAATGATAATAGACAGAGACTACAATGATGTTTAGAGGTGGAAAAAAAATGATATTTCACATGGGGTTATTAACCTGCATGTGTGTACTTTGTTATCTAATTATGATATTATAATTAATGTTTGAAGCTCAGAAAGAATGGATTTGTCCAGAAAATTATCCTGATTTAAAAGGATATAAATATATTGCAATAGATTTAGAAACAAAAGATCCTGATCTTAAATCAAGAGGATCCGGTTCAATTATTGGTAATGGTAACATTGTTGGTATTGCTGTGGCCGTTGAAGGTTGGTCAGCATATTATCCAATTGCTCATGAAGGTGGTGGTAATTTAGAAAAAGAAAAAGTTATAGATTGGATAAAAGAAGTTTGCGCATTACCTAATGTAAAAATATTTCACAATGGAATGTATGACGTGTGCTGGCTTCGAGCAGCGGGGATCAAGATCAATGGACACATTGTAGATACTATGGTCATGGCATCATTAATTGATGAGAATAGATTATCATATACATTAAATAGTATTTCATACGAATTTTTAGGTGAAGTTAAAGATGAAAAAGCATTAATAGAAGCTGCACAATCTTGGGGAATAGATCCTAAATCTGAAATGTATAAACTTCCTGCAATGTATGTAGGTAATTATGCGGAGAAAGATGCAAAATTAACATTAGAATTATTTAAAGTTTTATCACGTGAGATACAAAAACAAAATTTACAAAACATATTTGATTTAGAAACACAATTGTTTCCATGTTTAATTGATATGAAATTTAAAGGTGTAAGAGTTGATATAGACCGAGCACACAAATTGAAACAACAACTAATAAAACAAGAGAATGAACTATTATTAAAAGTAAAACAAGAAACAGGGATAGAACCACAGATTTGGGCAGCAAGAAGCATTGCAGAAATTTTTGGTAAGCTTGAATTACATTACGAAAGAACTGAGAAATCATTAGCACCATCTTTCACTAAAAATTTTTTACAAGAACACAAACACCCTATAGTACAAATGATTGCTAAGGCAAGAGAAATTAATAAGGCTCATACAACTTTTATAGATACAATTTTAAAATTTACTCATAAAGGAAGAATCCATGCTGACATCAATCCAATAAGATCAGATCAAGGTGGAACTGTTACTGGAAGATTTTCTTATGCTAATCCTAATCTCCAGCAGATCCCAGCGAGAAACAAGGAGCTAGGACCTATGATTAGATCATTATTTATACCAGAAGAGAAACATAAATGGGGATGTTTTGACTACTCACAGCAAGAACCAAGACTAGTTGTGCACTATGCAGCGACTACTGAACCAATTTGTTTTGATGAATCAGTTGCAAAGATTGTAAGTGAATTTAAAAATAACCAAGTAGACTTTCATAAAACAGTTGCAGATATGGCCGGTATATCAAGAGATCAAGCTAAAACAATTAATCTTGGATTGTTTTATGGAATGGGAAAAGCGAAGTTACAAGCTGAACTTGGATTAAATACAAAAGCTGAAGCTGAATTATTATTTAATCAGTATCATGAAAATGTTCCATTTGTAAAAGAACTAATGAATAAGACATCTCAATTTGCACAAACATCAGGATCAATTGGAACTTTATTAGGTAGACGTTGTAGATTTAATAAATGGGAACCTGCGACATTTGGTATGCACACACCAATGACATTTGAAGAGGCGGAGCGAACTTATGGACGTGGAAGAATAAGAAGAGCTATGACTTACAAGGCATTAAATAAATTGATTCAAGGATCAGCAGCTGATATGACTAAGAAAGCAATGTTAGATTTGTATAACGAAGGAATTATTCCACATATACAAATTCACGATGAATTAGATATTTCTGTTATAGATGACAATCAAGCAAAGAAGATTGTAGAAATAATGGAAGGCGCCGTTACTTTGGCAATCCCCAACAAAGTAGATTATGAAAGCGGTGAAACATGGGGAGATATTTATGATTGATTATGGCATATTTAAATGCAAATATACCACCGATTTATTGTAAAATACGAAGGGAGTATTTATATGACTTACGAGAACATCAAGGCGAAACTGAAGATTGTGTGGTTATTGGTATTGCAAGTATTCCAGGGCGTGCAATCTTATTTCATGCTTTACTTACGAATGGTGCAATATATTGGAGGCTTCCTATCAGTGCTTTTCT